ATTTAACACAAATAGGAATTGGTGGATATCATATGATTTACAAAACAGATCATACAATATCTCCCGGTACAGTTGAAACAACAATTCATGCAAAATGGGTTGCGGCCAATTCGCCCAGCAAAGAAATCACACCTCCTCCTACTGCCGATGCAGCACCAGCTAAATGTTCTACACCATAAGAGTGAAAACAAATGTCACAATTTTTTAAAGAATCAAACACAGAATCCGCTTTCGAGTTATTCAATAAAAAAGTTGTATATCAATACAACACATTGAGCGCCCAATATCCAAATCTGGTTGATTTTCGAGCAGAAAAACTGCTTTATGGGCGTGTAAATCGCGTTTTCACACCTATTGTTATACCACGAAACTCAACATCTTTAAAGAGATTTGCTGGCAAATCCAATAATGATGCTAAAGCCTTGAATTTCGTTGTAGATGCCTTTACGGACTTGCAACGTCAGTTTGACAAGTGTAGAAGCACCAATAAGATTGCCACAGATGACCCATATTTGTCAAGTCTAAAGGTTTATAAAGCATACATCGACCCATACTCTTACTACGATCAATACAGCAATAACTTGAAATCATCTTTTTCGAATCTCTCTCAACTAAATCAAAATAATATAAAAAGTTTTGATAAAATGGTCGATGGATTACAAAGCGTTATGGATACCAGCGGAAAAATTAATCCTCTAACATTTCCCGGTTTTATAAAAAGCAGAAAATCACCCATCAACATATCCGGATTGGTCGTAGAAATTGCTGATTTGGATGCTAGCAATGATAATGATAAAATAAATAATTTTAGAAATAGTAGAAACTGGCAATTTTATTTAAATGCATGCAAATCATACGGATTCATGATAGATTTAGAAGTGCCTTGGAGATTAGTTGCTGACATTGGATCGCAACCTATGATAGAATATGCAAGTAGATATAATTCTAATAATACAAATCAAATTCTAACAAATTACTATCAAACAGCACATTATGATTATTTTAAATCATTTACTGACAATATGCTTTCGTTATATAATAATTTAAAACCTAATATTATAATTGAAAATGAAGATTGTGGTGGCAGAACAAAAACTAAAACTTACAAACCAGAAGAATTTGCTAACAGTGCTAAATTAAAAGATAAATTAGGAAATGATAGAATAATTGAAATTTATTGTAAGTTCAGATTTTCAGAAGAAGAGAATTTATATAACCAAGAACAGATGAATACTTTGATCAAAGATACAATTCAAATAAGCAAAATCCAGAATCCAAGCGCTGCTATCTCAAATTTTGAAAACTTAATAAATAAAACATTTGACTATCAAGGCAGTTTAGGCTACTATATCAGAAAAGAGCAAGCAAGAAGTGATAGTGTATCCTAACCTGCGAGGTATTAGTGTATTTTCAGACATTAGATGATAAGAAAGAGTGTGTCGGAATCTACACAGACGGCAAAATATTTTTTGATGATATGCCCCAGAATCTAAAGCGAACTTGGGCTTACACAGGTTCGATTGAGGACGACGGGGTTGAATACGCTCATATTTATGCTTCGGGCAAGTCTTTGGAGGAAGCCTGCCCGGAAGATCTTAAAGAAGAGTTTATTCAATCACAGAAAAAATTAAAGTCCTGTCTGAAAAGTTTCTACACATCCAAGATTTCTTTGAGGGAATATTGTATTTTCGATATGATCCCACATAGATTTCTTATGCAGTTCTGTGAGATCCGCAATAAAATCACAGAACATGTCTTCCAGACTTGTGAAAAGCCAAAGAACTACGAACTTTTGAGTGAGTCATTTAAGTTATTGCACAAAATTAAATATAAGGAGTTAAATCTTGACGTTCATGATTGCCGGGAGTTACAAATCAAAGAAAAAGACAGGCAAAAAGTAGCAGAGCTTTTGCAGACTAGATATGTGGATTATAACCTGTTTGGAGCGGCCACAGGACGGCTCACAACGAACAAAAAAAGTTTTCCCATACTGACTATCAAGAAAAAGTTTAGAAGGCTTATAAAGCCTAATAACGACTGGTTTCTCCAACTGGATTATAATAGTGCCGATGTAAGAACTTTTATTAATTTGATCGGTGAAAAGCAACCAGAAGGCGATGTCCATGAATGGAATGTAAAAAACTTGTTTGGTGGTTCTTGTACGAGAGAAGAAGCAAAAGTAAAATTCTTTGCTTGGCTCTTCAATCCAGAGTCAGAAATAGTACAAAACCCTCGATACAACAGAGATAATATTCTGGATAAATGGTATAAAAATGGTGTGATTTCCAACCCATACCGACGAAAAATAAATGTGGATGAAAGGCGAGCCTTGTCCTATTTAGTACAGAGCACAACCAACGATAGAATACTTGATCGGGCTATTGAGATTGACGAACTTCTAAAAGACAGAAGGTCTTACATTTCATTTTTTATTCACGATGAGATTGCTATTGACTTCGCTCATGAAGACAGGGACTTGATACCACAAATAAAAAATATATTTGAGTCTGGTGGGTTCAAGTCAAATATAAGTGTCGGAAAGAATTATTTTGACTTGAAAGAAATAAAACAATAGAGGTGTAGGTTGATATCAGTTGTAGGATTAGGCAATGCTGCTTCAGCAATAGCAGAAAAATTTTCTACCAGCCCAAATTATAATGTTTTTCTTCTTGGCTCAAAGGTTGCCGAGGGCAAAAATAATTTTGTCCTCAAATCCTTCCAAAATCCAGAAGAATATGAAAAGAATATTCCTGATTTAAGCAAACTATTCGAGAACATAGACGAAAATATCCAGTTTTTTGTCGTTGGTTCATCGATGAGTTCAAATTACTCGTTAGGTGTATTAGAACAAATAAAAAATAAGAATATTGACCTGTTTTACATCAAACCAGACACAGATTTAGTATCTGGGGTGCCAAAACTGGTAGAAAATGCCGCATTTGGGGTCTTACAGGAGTATGCTCGTTCTGGGCTTCTAAACTCCATTACCCTTATATCTAACAAAAACTTGGAAAGTGTCTTGGGAGATGTTCCAATTAAAAAATATTACGATACCCTCAACCAAACTATCTTTTCGACCATTCATTATTTGAATTATTTTTCGCACAACGAGCCGGAAATCGGAATCCAAACAAAACCAGCAAATGTTTGTCGGATTCGCTCGGTTGGAGCACTAAATATGCAGAATCTTGAAGAAAAGTGGTTCTTTGATCTTGACAATCAGAGAGATCTCTGCTATTATTTATGCATAAATAAGGAGAAGTTGGAAACAGACGGAAAGATACACAAAAAGTATGTAGACATTCTAAAAACCAAACCGCGAAATGCTTTTCGCAATATTTCGTACTCTATTTATGAAACAGATTTAAAATCTGACTTTGGGTTCTGCGTTGCCCACACAAACGCAACACAAAATAATACTTGACATGATACGGCAAGTATAGTAGAATGGTAGATGCTAAGGAAAGCTTGGTATACTTTAACAACAAAAGGAGAAAAGTAACATGGCAATTAATATGGATCTTATGCGACAGAAGCTCGCAGCACTACGAGGCGATACCCGTGGAACTTCCTCGGAGACTTCTGTCTGGTTTAAACCCGAAGAGGGCGAAACCAATATTCGGATTGTTCCGGCTCGCGATGGCGACCCACTAAAGGAAATGTTTTTCCATTACAATGTAGGTGAACACAAGGGTGGTGTTCTTTGTCCTAAGAAGAACTTTGGAGAGTCTTGCGCTATCTGTGACTTCGCATCTCAACTATGGCGTGATGGCTCCGAAAACAACGACGACGAAACCAAGAATCTCGCAAAGTCCCTTTTCGTTCGTACCCGTTATTTCTCGCCAATTGTCGTTCGCGGTCAGGAAAGCGAAGGAGTAAAGGTTTACGGATATGGAAAGAAGGCTTATGAAATGCTTCTTGGATACATCCTTGACCCTGATTACGGTGATATTTCTGATGAAAACCACGGCACCGACATCAAGTTGACCTACACAAAGCCAACAAAGCCCGGTGCTTTCCCACAAACTACTCTCAAGATGAGTCGCAACACCTCCCCTCTAACCGACTCTCGCGGTGAGACTGAGTCACTATTGGCTACCACGCCTGACTTTGATACTCTCTTCAAGCGCTACACTTCTGCCGAAGTAGAGGCCATCTTGAACGAGCAACTATCAAGTGACTGCTCCGCAGAAGGTTCTTCTAGCGAAACTACACGATACGGCTCCAATCCTGTAGATGATGCCTATAACGAACTTCTCGCTGGTAAGTAAGAGTTAGTTTGATCCGCTGGCAGACCGGAAAAAAGTCTGCCTTTTTTTGTTTTAAAATCCTTGACATTATCGATGTTTTTTGATAATATGTAAGAGTAAAAAGGAGGTTAGTGATGACTATCGATGCTAGACAAGCAGGTGGAGAGCGAGGCAGAAAAGAAGGCTTTGAGT